GTTTTTGGATATAACACAACAGCTGGTTTTTGGGAAACAGCAGAATTAAAAGAAATTGGAGATGGTACTGCTAATAGTGCTGTGGTTGCATGTTTAAATGTTCTTGCGACTTCATTTGCTGAACCACAACTACAAGTAGTAAAAAGAGACCAAGTATTTGGTGATAGAGAAATAGATTACAGGCACCCAGTAAGTGAACTTTATAGAAGACCAAATGAATTTATGTCTTCAAGTCTTTTATCACATTACATTGTGCTTTCTTTAAATGCACATGGTGATGCTTTTATATTTAAAAACAGAAATCAAAATGGTAAGGTTGTTTCTTTAGTTCCACTAATGCCTGGACTTGTAGATGTCAGAGGTAATACTTCTAAACTAATTACACATTACGAATATTATGCATCTCAAAAAAATGCAACATCTGGTGAGCCAGTAAAAATAGACCCTAAAGATATTATTCACATACGACAAGGAATAGACCCTAATGACCACAGAAGAGGTCATGCACCACTTAAATCAATTCTTCGTGAATTGTTAGGTGATGAAGCAGCAGGTCAATACACTACTGCATTATTAACAAACTTAGCCGTGCCAGGCGTAGTTCTCTCTCCAAGAAATGATGCAATGGGTGGTCCTACTAGAGATGAAGCAGAAGCTATTGCTGAACTTTACAAACAAAAGTTTGGTGGTAAAAACAGAGGTGCACCTATGGTGTTATCTGGTTCAATGAATGTTGAAGTTGTTTCTTTTTCTCCTGACCAAATGAAGTTAACTGAATTAAGAAAACTTCCAGAAGAAAGAGTATCTGCTGTCTTAGGTGTTCCTGCAATATTGGCTGGACTTGGTGCAGGTCTTGATGCTGCTACATACAACAATACTGCTGAACTTAGAGAGTTTTTCACAGAGCAGAGATTAGTTCCATTATGGAAAACAGTAGCTAATGAATTAACACATCAATTACTTATTCCAGATTTTGGTGATACTGGTCAAACTTGTGATTATGATATTTCTAATGTAAGAGCTCTACAAACAGATATGGATGATTTGTATAAGAGAGTGAACATGGGTGTATCTGGTGGTTGGATAACCATTGGCGAAGCTAGAAAAGTCGTAGGTCTTGAAGTAGATGAAAAGCACAATGTTTATCTAAGACCTATGAATATGTTACAGGTTCCAGTAGATGGTTCTGAACCTAAACCAACAGATGCTGGTCAGATACAAGCAGCTAGTGATGATGAAGCTAGTTATGAAGCTAAAATGCTTAGACAATTATTTGATGCAAAAATGGATAGCACTGATGGTGTTCCTGAAACAACAAGGCAACCAAATGTTGTTATGACTGATGAACCCAGAAATGAAGAAAAGTATATTGCTAAAATGCCTAATGGTGCGTTCTGTGTAATTAGTCATGAAGATGGAAAAGTAATTAAATGTTTTGATACAAGAAGAGAAGCTGAGAATTTTTTAAAACGCAAACCTAAAAAAGATTATGATAATATTGAAGAACTAGGCGTAAGTTTAGAGGAAGCTGAAGTACTTATGGAATCACAATTTGAAATAGAACCAGAAAATGTAAAAGCTGCTAATCCTAAAGATGTCTTTGACAATCCAGGGGAAGCTATGAATAGGTCAAAAGAGTTATCATGTGCTGTTGGTGTTCATACTCATAAAGTAAATGGAAAAAATGTATTTATGCCTTGTAAAACACATGATGAATACGAAGAAGCTATAAAGCCTAAAAAATCAAAAAAGCCAATGAAAGACAGAACTAATTTTCCTAGTCCTGGAGATGATATGGCAGTAAGAATTTCTAATTCTAAATATAAAATGTTTCCTTATGGATATGCAAAAGCATTGAAAGAAGATTATCCAGAAATATGGAGAAGAGGTGGAACAGGTGGTAATCCACCAACATCTTTTACTGGTAATGATGCTTATAACAGATGGTCTAAATATCAAGCTGGAGACAGAAGTGAAGCAGTTTTAAGTTGGGTTCGCAGAAGAGAACGATTTATGGGAAGACATCAAAACAATAACAGATTAGCTGGTGTTGTTGCCGCTATAAAATGGGGTGGTGTTCTTAACATGGGCGTTCCTGCAATGAAAAAAGTTATTAGCGACCAGAAAAAGGTTGTTAGAGCTAGAAGAAAAGAAGCATTAGATTTAGCCAATCAAATTGCTGATGATGTTAGTGCAAAAGCTGTATCTGACAGAATTAGAAAAACTTTAACAAATAAAGTTAAAGAACATAATGGCAAAAATCCAAAACACAGAACAAACCTTAGAACTTTGATTGCTGTGTTTCGTAGAGGTGTAGGTGCTTATCGTACAAGCCCTGGTTCAGTTAGAGGTAATGTCACATCAGCTGACCAGTGGGGTGTAGCGAGAGTGAATGGGTTTTTACATGCATTGAGAACTGGCAGATTTAAAAGAAAACCATACGACCAAGACTTATTACCTTCATCACACCCACTCTCATCTAAAAAGGGTAATGATGAAATGAAAGCAAGTTCTGTTCGTGTAGGTCAATCTGTTAGCTGGTCAATCAATAAAGACCCAGACCCACCTTCTGTAGTTCATGGTGTTGTGACAAGTGTTAATGGTAAAGACAAAGAAGCTACTATGGTTGTATGGGCAATCTTAGAAGATGGTAAGCATAAAAAGACAGACAGAAAAGTCACTATGCCTATTTCAAAATTAACTGTAATAAAAGACATTACAAAATAAATACCACGCATTTTAAAGACATTTGTTATTGTTTATAATATATGCACCTAAATAAATCTGTTAACAGTTTATATAGGAGATGCACTCGTGAGTGAAATTAAAAATATCGACCTAGAATTTAAAGCAGAGGAAGAAGGTAAAGTTTCTGCTGTGTTCTCGGTTTTCAATACACTAGATAGCGATGGCGATGTTGTCGTTGAAGATGCTATCAAATCAGGATTTAAATCAGGTTCAGTTCCAATGGTATGGGCACACAAGTGGGATATGCCAATTGGTAAAGGTTCTATTAAACAAGATAAAGACAAAGCTACATTTGAAGGTGAGTTCTTTATGGATACTGAGTCTGGAAAAGAAGCGTATAACTTAGTTAAAGCTATGGGAGACTTACAACAATGGTCTTTTGGATATAGAGTTAACGATAGTGAAAGAGGAAAGTTTAAAAAAGGTGATAATGAATTAGATGCAAGATATCTAAAAGATTTATCAGTTTACGAAGTATCTCCAGTTCTCGTTGGTGCAAACCAAGACACATACACAATGGCTATTAAATCTAATAAGGAATTGTTAGAAGAATTAGTTGATGAAAAAGGTGTATTAGGTCATGATAGTTTTTCCAAAGAAGAACCTGAAGAAGGTGCTGAAGAAGAAAAATCAGGTTGCTGTGGTGGAGAAAATTGTGCTCCAGCAGTAGCTAAAGAATCAGATGAAGCTAAATATGGCAAACCATGTAACTATGACAAAGATGGTAAATGTGCCAAAGACATGAAGAAGTCTGATGAAGAAGAAGTTTCAGAGAAAGAAAGTAAATCTTTCTCAGAAGAAGTTAAAGATGTGCTTGCCGCATTGAATAACTTGATGACACGAGCTAACGCCATTGCGATGTTGCGTGCCAAGGATGGGAGAAAAATAGGAACCAAGGCAACTGAGGCTTTAAGGGCTGTTCAGGAAGACCTTATAGATGCATGGACTGAAATAGATTCATTTATCTCTGAGGTTGGAACCGAAGAAGCGTTAAATGTTGACTTAGAGGAAGAACAAGCTGAAGTGCCTGTAGATGTTGAAGAAGAACCAACAAATGCAGTCGATACTGAAGAAGTAGCTGTCGAACCAGAAGAAGACACAGAGAACCCTGAAGAATCTGATGAAGTAGAAGAAGTTACTGAAGAAGTTCCAGTAGATAACACTGAATCAGTTGACAATGATGACTTGGAAGATGATGTGTGGATAGAGAGCCAAAGATTAATAGCAGATGCTATTGATGTAGAAGCTACCGACACAGAAGTATAAGTAATCTAATAGGAGATAATTTACAGTGAGTAAAGTAGAAGAGCTTAGAGAAAATATTGCTAAGTCTCGTGAAGAACTTAAATCTGTATTTGATGCTCCAGCTGAAGATGGTAAGTACTCACATGACCAAAAAGAGAAAATCAAAGGTCTTAATGAGGAACTTTCTGGTTCATTAGATGAGCTTAAGATTGAAGAATCAAAAGCTGCTAATGAAAAAGCTATGGAAGTTGACAACGAAGTTGTTAATGAGCTTCCTGTAGTTGAAGAATCAGCTGGTGTAAAAACAATAGGTGAGCAATTCACAGATACTGAGGCTTATGCAAAATACATGAGCAATGGTGTAAAAGGCGTAGATTCTCAAGCAGAATTTAAAACAACTTTAAATACCACAGGTTATCCACCAGAGTCATTAAGAGCACCTGGAATATTAGAGACAGCTTTAAGAGACCCTAATGCTGTTATTGGATTGTTTGACCAAATTCAAACAGACCAAAACGCATTTGTTTATCTTGAAGAAACAACTTTCACAAACAATGCAGGTGAAATTGCAGAATCTGGAGATATCTCCAGTGCAAACGAATCAGCATTGGCTTTCACTGAAAGAACAGAAAGCATTCGCAAGATTGCTACTTTCTTACCAGTGACTGATGAGTTGTTAGCTGATGTCTCAGGTATTCAAGGATATGTCAACTCAAGACTTCAAACAATGATGAGATTGAGAATGGACAACCAATTACTAAATGGTAATGGTTCAGCTCCTAACTTGACTGGTGTTTTGAACAAATCAGGTATCAATACCTTTGCATATGGTTCATACAGTGGTGAGTTAAGAAAAATTGGTCAAATATACCAAGCAATAACAGAAATCAGGAAAGATGCTTTCGTTGAACCTGATGCAATTGTTATGCACCCTTCAGACTGGTACGACATTGTTACAACTGTTAGCTCAGTTGAGACAAGTGGTTCAAGGAACCCATTATTTGTCGTTGCAGGTGGTTTTGGTGCAGATGCTGCTCCAAGAATTTGGGGTCTAAAAGTAGTTCCATCAACTGCAATCGCAGAGGGAACAATGCTTGTAGGTAAATTTGGTGGTGGCGATGCTGCTCAGATTGTTACAAGACAAGGTGTAGACCTTGCTGTTTCTGATAGCCATAGTGACTTCTTTGCGAAGAATCAACTAGCAATCAGATTAACAATGAGAATGGGTTTTGTCGTTTACAAACCAACAGCTTTCTGTTCTATAACAGCAATGTAATAGAACTTGTAAGTAAGTTACATATAGGGGTTCTTCGGAACCCCTATATTTTTAAGATATCGTTAGGAGATTAATATGCCGAGAGGTAGAGGTTATAGAACCCACAGAACTGCACCTAAAAAGCGTGGTGGCAGAAGAAGAAGATAATACCAAAGATTTTGGTTTAATAAGTT